GGTAGTTTGATGTTTTGATTTGTGACTGTCGTATCACTTTCATATACCGGATTCCATATACTCAAACTCAAACCCGGGACAGTTAAATCTATATCTGTCCTGGATGTCTCTATGGAATCAACCCCAGGTATCTCCAGGATTGATGAGCCTAGTGTGTTCACATCAATCAACTGACCTAGGTTCATATCAGTGTTCATAAAGTATGCAGCGATTGTATCAGTCACTTCTTGTATGATTGCATCATTGTCTCTAAGGGAGACAGTGGATTTCTTGACTATCAATTTAGTATTATCAGTTATATCAGGTGTCAGTGTCTCTGTGCTGGTTGTAACACCTAGATTGACAGCTACATACACAGGATCCATCAAAATTACTTCATGAGATACCATCTTTTTCTTGCTGATATCATTTATTATTAGTTCTTTTGAAGCCGGTGATAAGAAATTTGTCATGACCGTGCTCGACGTGTTAGTAGTCATCTTGGGTACACCATAAATGTAAATATTGTTGAAGTGTGTTGATGTCGATACATTCAGGTGATTGTACATCACTCTACTCTCTAAATTAGGGTACTGGATGCCTACATCTTCACTTAAATACTTCATGTGACCGTCCATGAATGTTACATTATCGATAACATCTGATGATGTTAGCATGTTACCGTAATTTTTCTCTATATATGTCTTGAACTCTGGGAGAGTTACTAATCTATCTTGACTTGACAGATGTAACGGTGCTTTTCTCTTGATCTCGTCAACAGACTCACGTTGTTGGGGTATCGTGCTGGGTTGAGTGTTTGTGAATGATAATGTCTCTACATTATCAAATGTTATATACTTAATATTCTCCGGTTTGATGTCATTCTTTAACGTATTGAATGTGTTAGTACCGTATAATGTGAGTGTCGTGTCGTCTAGAAAGTTTGCACCGACTTGTCCTCCTTCTCCTAAGGATTCTAGGTAGTATACCCACACTTCATCACCAGCGTTCAACCTCGAACCGGTTACATTATCCCCAAACTTGACTTCATAAATCTCATTCTCATTGAACCTCTTTTCAAACACTCGTTCAGTTGGCCCGTGAAGATATAACGATGATGTTTCAGTGTATTGATAGAATTTACCGGATTCATAATCTTTGACGTAAACATGTACATGAAAGTGATCAACTTTAGTACCTTCTTCCGTTGTAGTTACAAATATGGTTTCAAAGTCTTGGCCAGTTGATTGTTGGCTAGGCACTTCGACCCACTTTCCTTGATATAACAAATGTTTTTGTCCAATGACTGGGATACTCTCGTCTGATGATGAGTTCTTTGTGAATGATATGTCACTATCAGTTGAGAAGTATGTGTCGTTTGAATTTATAAATGAGTATCTAGGTATAGTGTACGTACCTGGTACCAGGTCCTCTGAAGCGAATGCATCAAAGCTGAGATTACTGGTTTGGTATCCTATAGGATTATAGTTCAACATTTTAACTATACGATTGATGTTCTCGTATATTGTTGTTTCAGTGAACATGCTCTCTGTTGATGTTCGATTGAGATAATACAGTAGTGTGTGGAAGCTATACGCAATCACATCAATGAATGATGACATGTTACTGCCTCTGTATATCTGATCAGTAAATGTACCTTGTTCAGTTAGTCTGTTGATGATGAAGTCTCTGAGACTAGTCGCATCAAAGGATGTGTATGCTTTATCTGGTAAGCTGTATTCTGTAAATTTATCGGTCATTTTAACTAGTTGAGTTTGTCAAGAAATCAAAACCAGGTTGATTTAGTATCGCTTCATATGACTTGTCTATAATATTTAATGAGGGGATGGTGAGAACCAACTTTAAATCGTATTGATTCTGTTCAGCATTCATATTAACAGTGATATTCTTCACACTAACTCGAGGCTCGAACTTTTCTATACCTTCGAGAATAGCTTCTCCTATCTCTTGCGCTATGAACTCATCTAGTGGCTCGAACAACCAACGTGTTAAACTCAATCCGAATGTAGGATCTAGTAGCTTGTCTCCGGGGTTTGTTGTGAATATGTTACGAAGGCTGTTCATGATTGCCCCTTCATCTATAGATGTCTTGAGATCTATTTGCGTGGACTTACCATATAACGAGTCGTTGTATGGTTGGTCACTCTCAACTAGATCCAAATATAAATCTCTATATGTAGTCTTACGCTCTGTTTGGGTTGGTCTACTCGCTACTCTGTTAACT